CGTGCAGACCACTGACCAGGCTTACCTCCTTTACTGCCAGCCATCACACGCTTTTTAATCGATTCACGTAAACCTGGCTTTGTATATTTTGAATCGTCTTGTGCCATTTAAAACTGCCTTCTTGTATTTACATTTGCAAAACCAGATCCTTTGCTCCCTGGAGAAGCAAAAGCTGATGCTCTTGCATTACGAGGAACAGCAGCAGATCTAACATCACCCATTGTTTCCATTCGTTGTCCAGTGTGCTCTGGATCTTCATGCAATGGACCTGAATATTCAGTTGTAAAACCCTGCAAAGGATAGTCGGCACGTTTCTTGCCTTCCATCATTAAATTTAAATACTGTCCGGCTAAGTCCATTAGTACACATGCTTATTTGCAAAACCATTCTTCTGGGCCTCAGTCATATTGCCCAACGTACGAATAGCATCTAATTTATCAAACTGATTAATTTGTTGTTGAGGACTAACAGGATTAAACCGACTAAACGGCACCATGCGCATTAAACCAGCTTGACTTTCTTCTATTTGATGGCCTAAGCCACCAGTGTTTCCTAAGTTAGGATCTCCGCCTGAATATCTCATATACCAAGAAGAAACTTTTATTATTTTACTCGTTTAATTTTGAGTTTAATCTTTGGACAATGATACCGTCACCTTTAAGATCCCATGTCAACAAATCACCGATCTCCCAACCAAGTGTTTCAAGTACTTCTTCAGGGATTGGCATAAATAAATCGCCGTTGGAGTCTTCCTCTAACTCAATGTAATAGCTCATTTGGAAAGTAATCTTTCCACAAGTTTATCAAGCTTATCATTTATCTCGCGAAACTCTTTATCTAGTTTCTCCATCTCTCGTAAAAAGTCTTGTTTCAACACATACTCTAGAGGCATTCGATCAATACGATCTTCTAAAGCACGCATTCTTCCAAAGACTTTGCTGGCAAACCAGCCGCCACCAGAAACAACGGCGACACCTAAAGCAATAAACTGTTCCATCTTAAAAGTCAAGTTGTAGTTTGCCGCGTTTCATTAAACCGTTAACAAGCCAAACCAAGGCATCTACACAATCATCATGACTGCTAACACCAAAGTTAGTTAGCTCTTCAAATAGTGTGGTGAAGTTTCTATACCTGTTAAAGATTATTTTACGATCCTCAAACATTCCCATGATGCCTCTAAAGCGTGCCAACTTATCTGCACGGAAACCTTTGACAGGATGCCAAATTAAGTTATATAAGTTCTCTTGGTTTAAACACACACGTTTAAAGTCAGCTTCTAAAGAAGCCTGGTACTGAACAGCCTCAGACCAAATGTCACACGTCGAATAAGTTGGGAACCAGATGCCATTCTCTTGCTTGCCGATCACTGACCAGTCATGTAAGAGTTCTTTCATAGCGTCTAGTTTTTCTAAATTACCCATTACTCTTAGACGCCTGTAGTCAATGATGTGGATCTTGTCTCCGATCCGACCGCCTAGTACCATGACCGTATAGTCGTTCTTTTCTTTGGTGCCAGCAGACAGGTCTACGCCTACTCCTAAACAATCAAACTCAGTTGCGATCTCGGCTTTAACCAATAGCTCTGGTGCCAATGACAGTTCGTTCTGTCTGACAATCTGATTCATGTATTGAAACGAAAAAGCAATTGGCGCTTGTCGTTTCTTTTCTTTCAAATAATCCAAACTCCACATTTCAGGCCAATATGATTCTTCCTCCCCGGTCTCCTCGTTATTTAAAATCGCTGATAACACAATTTGCGTCCAGTTGTTATTCGGACAGAATGTTGTTGCATGAATATCATCGTGTCGGAATCGCGTACCCAAACAAATCGCACGGCCCCCTTCAAACATGGTTGGAGCGATCACCGCATTCCAGTTATCTTGCATCATCTTCCGGATGTCCGGATTACCAATATCAGCGGCAGACTTCACAGGGTCATCAATAATAACTAACTGCGAACGTTTGGATGTCACTGATCCTTTGAGACCAGCGGCGCATAAAGTAAATTGTTCTTCGCCTGTTGTATCAATACCAGCAAACTTATGGTCAATTGACCAGTACTCATTGCTTGTAACGTTCTTGAGCAGCTTAACGGTAGGGAAAACGTCTTGGTATTTTTTAGATTCAATAATTCGTTTAATTGTTGCTGACTTAGATCGTGCGATATCAACCGTATAACTAAGGTAAAGGATCTGTAGCGGCTTTTTAGCTGCTGTATGGATACCAATAGCCCATGCTGTAAACAAACCCAGCACAGTCGATTTAGCTGATCCCCTAGGACCAAGTAAATCAATATTAGGTCCAGCAATTTTTAACAGACAAGAGCTATCGTTATTAGTTACTAATTGACGATGCCAATCTTGATGATGCCCTGCTGGTGGTTTATCAGCTACATATTCACAAAAAAAGCCAAAGTCTTCTCTGGCTTTCTCTAAAAGATGTTCATCTTTACTCTTGCGTACCCTGTGATTTGCAGCAGCTGCTTGAGCATTACGACGATACGCTAAGTGAAGATGTGATGGCACTACTTCTTATCTTTATCTTTTTGCAGCTTAGCAGCTTTTACAGCTTTCTTGGCTTTACCTTTATCCAGCGATTCTTGATCCTGCTGGTCCTTCTTGTTGTCTTCCTCTGAGTTGTCCTGGTTCTTCTTGTTCTTCTTCTGGAAGTGTTCCAGGAGTTGGGGCGGCATTTTGTTCTTGGCCATTTAAATACTTACCAGCTATAGGTAATCCAGTCTGTTCATCCATATTAGGACGAGCAGACTCTTTATTACCTAGAAGATCTTGCAGAGGTGTATGGCCAGGAGACATCTTACGATTGCGATTTAAATCAGCAACCATGTGTCCTGCACTTCTTGAAGTAAATCCAAATCCTTCAGGTTGCATGACTAATCCTCTTCATATTGAATTCTAGCCCAGACACTCATCGAAGCTTCATGCAATGGTCCTTCAATAGGATCATCACGGAAGATAGAAATAATCTCACGCATTGCTCTATCAGCACCAGCCATCAAGAGTCCTTTACGGTCACGCGAAGAAACAAAAGACTCAACCTGGGCGATAGTGGAACGCAATTCCTTTTGCATAGCAGCAATGCGAGCCACACCGGAATCACGCTTGACAGCATAGTTTTCAATATCCTCACGCAGTTTACGTATATCCTCTTGCATCTCCTGGATTTCATTAAGGAGTATTGCAAGATGATCTGGCTTTTCATATGCCAGGCCAAACCAAGCATCACAGGAAGTGATTGTACCTGAATAGCCTAAGAACCTAGCATATAAAAATACCTGGATCAAAGAATACGTATCACTAGCAAAAGATAAGAAAGATTCTTTCGTTGCTGTATCTAAATTGTCTAGCCAGTGTTCAAAGACTTTGGCTTCAAGCTCAGAAAGTGTAAGCGTCCCTTGCTTGCTTGTAGTCCCTTTGCTCATCGCTTTCGCGGAAGTCCTGGGCTTGACGTGCGGAAGTTCGTTGTTCTTCTGCGCCTTTGCCAATCGTTCGTCTTTCTTGATCACCAGCGTCCTCCATTTTCTTCTTACTAAACTCGTAGGCTACTCCAGCAGCATCACGGTATTTTTGTAGGTCAAACCAATCATCTGACGACTCATCATAATCGCCACCGGTTCCGACACCACCTGTGCTACTGGTCATTTTATTAACCTGTTGAGTTTAGATCAGAAGTTGCTCATCATGGAAGCTAAACCACCAGCGTAGATGTCACGACGACCTTCAACGGACTTCTGACGTTGCTGACGCTTTTTGGAAGTGGTAAGACGATCTAACAGAGCCTGAAAGCTGGTAAGGTCAACTGTAGGTTCTGACCCGTAGTCACCGCCCGTTCCGGTTCCACCAGTAGTAGTCATTTGAAAAGTTAATCACTTTAATAATTATATTACTTGAACCTAACTCCAGAAACCAGCCATTAATGATCCATAGATCTGACCTTCCTTCGCCCTAGCAGCTTTGAACTTCTCAAAGTCAGATTGAATATTTGCACGTTCAACGTCATACTCACCTTGCAGTTGTACACGCTCAGATGCATACGCACCTTGAATATCTGCTACATCTGTTAGACCTGTATTTACAATTGCTTGAAGATCAACAGCACCTTGGTTTTTTAAACCTTGGACAGCTAAATTATTTTCAGCTTCAACATCAGCAATATATTTTCTCCAACGTTCTTGAGAATCAGATTGATACTGTGCAATATCTAAACTGCGATCAGCTGTGTATTTAGTGCCTTCAAGATTTAATTCATTAGCGTAATCATTTGAATCTGAAATTAATTCTTGAACAAGAACATTACTTGCACCATAAGAATCAGCAACAGCTACACCATAACTACCTTGAATGTGGGCTAGTGTCTCTTGGCCAAGTTGTTCAAACATGGCTGGCGTCATGCCAGGGCCTAAGTCACCGTAGTATTTATCGATGTCCCAACCGTTGGGGCCTGTACTACCTCCGCCACCGCCACTAGAAGGCGCAACTCCACCGCCACCAAACTTTTCAGTCTTAGCAGCACTATCATAAGCACCCTGACCTACCGTTCCCTTAAAACCTTTTTTACCTTGTGAAGCGTATTCTAAAAACTTTTGAGCATCACTAGCTGATCCACCAGCATCTCTAAACTTTTTAATATCTCCTCTAGAGATTCTTCCATCGCCGCCGTATTCATTAATGAAATCACCGTAACCCATTGTTCTTACGCAAGAAGTTTAGAGGAATCGTCCCTGAGATAGGGTCTACCAAATACATTATAAGTGCCTGTTTTATTACCTTCAGGATCACGAATAGCTGTACCGTAATAAGCCTGTGCAGCTTGCTCGTAATTGTTAAGAGGCCCTTTAGCAGCACCTTCTAAAGTATTAGCAAGGCGTGAATTCATAAAGCTAGCAAATTGCATTGGGCTCTTATTCATGCCCATACTGTTTGCTAAGTTTTTATAATATCGTTCTTCTTTTGCTGTAGGACCACGATAGAAGTTGGTTGCAAAAGCATCTCCTAGAATATTGCTTTGTTTATTACTGCCAACTTCTGCATTCAGTAGTTTCGCAAAGTCATCAGTACTATAAAATTCACTAGTAGGAGAAAGCTTACTGGCCATAAAATTCATGGCCGAGAACGGATCTAAGTTCTCTGATTGAACTGCATCATTAATAATGTCAAAAGTATTTGTTGCTCGCTTGCTATCTTTGTAATCTTCTTCTGTGTCAAAAAAAACGTTTAGAGCATAGTCTTCTAAAAACTTACTGCCTGGTGTTTCATAACCAAGAAGCTTATCTAAAATATCACTTTGTTGTGCATTAATATCTCCTGCACTAATACCACCTCCTCCACCACCACTACCTCCTAATAAATTACTAGCTGCACTACCAATGCCACCTCCAATTGCTGCACCTGCAGGACCACCAATAGCACCGCCAATAATCGTACCAGCGGGGCCTGCGATCTTACCGATAAAATCCCCGAATGACATTACTCAGCTCCTAGTTTTACTATCATCGCATTGGCAAACTCAAACTCCATAAGCCATAGCACTTGCCCGTGCAATTGCCATCGGATTCATGCGTCCTGCCATTGCAACTTTAAAAGCTTGTGCATTACCTTCCCTAGCCAAATTAGTTTGGTTTAATTGTTGACCACGAAGAATAGCAGTTGTTTCACGATTGAGTTGTGCATCTTCTCCTAACAGTGCTGTACCAGCTCCCATTAACTGGCCTTTAATGCCTAATCCTTGAGCAGCAAGAGACGCTGTACCAGCAGACTGTCCTAAGTTATATGCAAGTTGGTTACCAGCTTGTTGTGCTGAGCCTAGAGGATCATTTGAATTAAAACCTCCACCACTGAAAGCATCTACACCTAACTGCAGTAGATCTGTAAAATTAAACCCATTGTTAGTAGGAGTTGAATTACTAAAACTTGGAGAACCAAATCCAGAGGTGCCTCCAAATCCCGTCATTGGGGTGTCAGCATTAACACCAGAATAAAGCTCAATATCATCTAAAAGCAATGCAGTCATTACACAATTCCCCTGTAATATCCACTCATTCTAGGCTTAGCTGCATTTGCTAAATTCAAACCAGTAAATGACTCAGACGCTGCACGCACCATCTCAGGGTAGTAGGCGGCTCTAGAAGCAGCCGCAGTCATATACATTTGAGGACCAGTCTTATATTTAAATGAAGCCTTTCCAGCGGCTTCTAGGTTCTCCAGACCCATTTTCTGATTGAGTTGAGCCCGCCTTTCGTAAATAGGTTCAGTAATTGCAAACCGTTCTGCCATACGTTGGGGATCATTTTCATATCTCATTAACTCAATAAATTTGTCAATAAAACCATCAGTGGTTTCTTCAGGAGTTTTAGTAGAAGTCCGATCACTAGGATCTTCATTAGAAGGCGTTTCACTTTCGTTATCGCCTTGATATGGATCTACTTGTAATGGGACTGGATCTCCAGCTCCTTGTATTCCGGGTTCCAAAACGTCGTAGTCTTCACCTACTTTATTAGTGGTTGGTCCTGCACCAGGCTGTGCAGCACTTGCCGGTAAATTACCTATTCCTGCTATTAGCTGACCATTACTAAAATAGGTCATCAGGTTTGGGTTGTTCAGTGGATTCTGAAACCCAAAATATTGACTGTTCGGATAACGCTGTGGGCTACGTGCCATGATTAGAAACTAATAGAAGGTGCTGCAACCGCGCTAGCTGCATAAGGATTAGCTGTCAGTGCAGTACGGAAGTTTGCACCCGCTTCACGTTGTCCCTGTTGAGCCATCTTGCCTGCTGTAGACAATGCACCCAACATTGCATAACTATTTGTTAGAGAAGCATTCATAGCTTGCTGACGTACAAGCATCTTATCTTGCATCCTATCAATTACAGGCTCCATAGCCTGCATACGCAACAGATCATTTTGCAGTTGATTTCGTTGAATATCATT